CACGTGCATGAACCGCCGCTCAAACACGACGGGCACGTGCATGAACCGCCGCTCAAACACGACGGGCACGTACATGAACCGCCGCTCAAACACGACATCAAAACGTCCGAGCCCGCCGATTCTTCGCCCGCAACGGCAGGAAACGAAGAGTAGTAAAATCCCACGAGGAGACCGAGAAAGATGCCTAAAGCAATGACAAGGAGCAGAATTTGACGAATCGTTGTAGGGGCCATTTTGATGTATTATAACTTAGAAATATTTTTACACGTCATCGTCTTCATCTTCTTCGTCACCGCTTTGAACCATCCACGCATCGTCATCATTCTCTTCGTCATCTTCTTCCACTTCTTCTTCCTCCTCTTCCTCCTCTTCTTCCTCCTCTTCCACCTCTTCCTCCTCTTCCTCTTCTTCCCTTTTGGGGAACGAAAGAAACGTTTCGGGATGCGCCACGATCAAACGCTCGATGTCGATGTCTCCCAACTTCAACTCAACTCTATCCTCCATCCACGGTTGAAAATCCACAATGGCAAGCTCCTCTTCTTGGCGCTGTCCGCGCATGATTTCTTGAACAATTTTCGGCGTCGCTGCAATGATTGCCTGGGTTGGCTCTGTGGGTCGCATCTTGTGTCGCATGGGTGGCGTCAACCCGCCCATTTTCTGCGTCTCCATCATCTCTTCCTCTGTAAGAAAGACATGAAGTACTTGTCCAACATCTGCACGTTTCAGTATAGCGCTCGTGTGCGCGTCTTCTCGGCGTTGACGTTGACGTTGATGCACTTCTACCATTGTAGACAAGGGCATCAATTTGGCCGGGAGGGGCGGGCGGACCGGAAGACCGGAGTGCGCAACAAAAAGAATGCGAAAATTGCCCTCACCATCCGGTTCGATGGCCGCGATTTCTTCCGTTACCTCCTTGGGCATACGCAACACCATTGCCTCCATGCCTTGCCTTGCCTAGCTTGAGAACGAGGAGGTGCGAAAAGAGGTGCGAAAGGAGGTGCACACCAATCGGGCTCTTCTATGATCGACAATATGCCAATACGAACAAATAGGTCAAGATGGCCAGCCCTATGGCGACGATCCACGCCGGAACTACCGTCTTGTTTCGATATCCAACGCCAAACGGACGAAACTCACCCTCTGTTCCGTACGCAAACCCCGGTTTGACATAATGGAAAAAGAAGAAGAAGACGACAAAGAGGACGATGGCGACGGCTGTTTTGTGGGTACGTACAAAGTCTTGGGACAACATTTTTACTCTCTACTATATCTACTATATCTACCTAAATAATCCCGTTGCACTCGACGAAGTTAGGTGCGACGTGCCTTGCGCCGAGAATTGGTCACGGATCCTCCCGAACTGACCGACAACGATCCGGGTTTGTAAAACACTTGGGCATTGTTACTAAACAAGCTTTTCATGGTAAAGGGAAATGTGGTGGCAGGAGCGTGAGGCGGAACAAAGGCCGTGGGATTCCCTGCACTGACAAACTTGAGCTCGGCGAGGCCAGGCATTGAATCAATCTATGGAATATGCCGAGAGAGAGTTTCCACCCCCCAACGTCGTTTAGCAAGAGTTGTAATTGGACACACCGTCCCAAATGATGTTGTTTTTATTGGCCCATTTCATTTGGTCACATGTCCCCGACCACTTGGAATCTTTGAAATTAATCTTCAAGGTGGTCGTTTTGTCGTCATTCTTCGTGAGCATCAAACCCGGTGTGTTTTCCACCGTGAGTGAATTGATGTTGGCAAAGCCATTTAGCACATTGGACGTGCAGTCTTTGTATTTGGTTGCATCGGTCGATGTCGGACATCCTTTATTTGGTACGATGCAAGAGGATCCATCAAACGTCCAAAAATCCGGACACTGATTCATGATGGGAGGGTAAATCAAGACATTGGCCTTTTTGGACATCAGAATGCCAATCGCGGTGAGCGCCAAGATCAAAAACACAATGGCGACAAGAATGGTAATTTTGTAAAACCCTTCCATGGCAGAAAAAAAGATGCTATATACTATAAGCCCATGAAATTTACACCCGTGAAATATGACGACGACGAGTTTCCTAAAATGATCATCAGCAAATACAATGGCCGTGTCAATGTCATTGAACCCTCAGATCCCAATGTCCAGTTTCGTCTCTTTGAACGCATGGCCGTGAGCAACAAAGTTGCCGCGTATCGCGACGCACTGGTCGGCGAAAGCGAGTGGAACACGATTGCCGACGGTTACTTTTCCGCTTCCAACATTCAATCCATTCAAGATGCACTCAAAAGTGGCGTGTATCGTCTTTCAAATGGTCAATTTGTCATTGCTCCGCAAAATGTCGACTTTTTAAAAGTATTCATGCGCAACATTTATTTGCAAAATGTCGAGTACAATGCCCGCGAATCCGCCGAAGTCCAAATCCAACGTCTCAACCAAGTGGTGTTGGAACAGCTTGTCCCTAAACTCTATTCCGAGAGCATTGGCTATTTCAAATATTTGCAAGATCAAAGTTCGCTCGTCGTCCCGTTGGACTTGCCCAAGCCCGTCGATCGCGACCATCGCCCGCTCGCGTACAACATTTGGTAGCGTGGATTTATTTTTGCACTCCCTGTCACACATCCTTGTTTCATTCATGAAGCCTACTCGTGGGAAACGTTTTGGAACATGTTTTTCGCCCAACACGACCACTCTATTGATGCTTCATGCGCCACAACACTGGCTCATGAAGATACCTGCGCAACATCAGGTGCAAAAGGGGCGCCCGAGCCATTTTCGGGATTCTTGCAAGAACGGCAACGGTATTTTTGTTTCCCGCGTAGCGCGACCCGTTCCTTTACGACGGACCTCTTTGGTGTTTGAATTGCATCAAGCGGCTCAAGCGGAACTACATGACGCCTACGATCATTATGATGGTCCAATGTTTACCATGGACGAAGACGACGACGACGAGAATGGTCCGACATGGATCTAGATCACAGAGGGCCAAAAAAAATCCTCTTACAAAGGTATATAAAAGGTAACAACACTCGTACGGGTATAGCACGAATGAGTGAGACAACGGGAAACAATGGTCGTTTGTGTAATCAAATCATACGAAATTTGTGTGTCTCCATGTTGGCTGAAACGTCGGACCTATTTGTCACGTACAGTAGTTTCGATCGAATTCATCAATGTCTAGGGATACCCTTGTTTGTGGGCAACCGTCGGTATCCAACAACACGCACTGTTCGCGATGCAGACTTTGTACCTCTCCTACAATCTCTCAAACATTCAGAAGAACCATTGTCTGAAAACATTGATGCCAATGATGATTATTTTCAAACTCGAGAAATATCAAATTTACTGTATACCCATCTACGAGTCGTCCAATCCTCGATACGGCAAGCAAACCCGTTTCGTAAACGGTATGGCCACAATCGGGATTGCATGGTGCATATCCGTTTGACGGATGCATCACATGAAAATCCGGGATTGCAATACTATACATCCACCATCCTATCCATGTTGTCTTCGATGGACGTACTGCATGTGGCCACGGACCAGCCTTCGCATCCCATGATTGCGCAACTGATGACGGAGTGTCGTCCATCTGGAGGTGCTGAGTTGGTATCCCTCGATGAAGTCGAAACGTTGCAGTTTGGTTCGACTTGCAAGTTTCTGGTGCTGTCCAATGGCAGCTATTCTGCCGTGATGGGGTGGTTGGCATTTGACGCCACTGAAATACATTATCCCAAGTATAAAAGTCATATGTGGCACGGAGACATGTTTTCCATCCCTTCGTGGAAAGAAGAGGCTATAAACCCTTGAAGATCGTTACTGGAATCTGACTCACAGAGAGCCCAGTCAAGGGATGGCACAAAACACGTACACGGGATCCGCCAAACTGCCCGTGACGTAAATACCCTCGTATGGGTAGCACACAAATTTACACCTTTGCACATTCAAAACGCCCACTTCGTGGGCAGTTATGATTGAGCGAGGTGATGCTGATTGCGCATTTAAAATGCGCAATGGTGGAAATGTTTTGCATTTGACCACAAGCTCATCATCTTCGGTACGCCCGATGACACGCCAAGATTCCACACGTCTCATGCGAGACGATTTGGATTTGCTAAATTGATAAAATCCTTGACCAGCCAACACGTAAAAGGTTTGGTCGATGGGAATCTTCTTTGCCATAGAAACCGTCAAGCAGCGAGCATATTTCCCGTAATATGGAGAAATGTTGGGAACAACCTTGTCGATTCGCAATCCCCGCGTGCCAAAGTCGGCATCATCATGAGACAACAACAGACGGGGAAGGCTCGCCTCAATGTCAGACTTTGTCAACCACTTCATTCACCACCTACACATCTAAAATATATTAATTGTAGCAAACTGTACTCCATCGGGTTTGCTACACTTTGGTCACGTGTTTCATTTCTTGCGTTTGCAAATACTTGGACGACAACATGGTGCGGCGGCGCAAATTGCATTGCAAACAGGCCACGACGACATTGTCCCGATTGTGACCCATATCATTGTTCAACCGTTCCAAGGTCCACTGTCGGGGTTCGCGGACGTAATCGTACAACACCAAGACGTGATCTTTGCAATAATAACACGCCATGTTGGAATTCAAGAGGGTCAAGACGTCGTGAAAAGTGACAAACTTGTCGGCATCATACAAGTGTTTGTGCTGATCCTGCGACTTGTAACCCGCGATTTTATTCAAGATTTGGCGGTGAACCAGTTTGGCATCGTCTTCTCCTTCTTTGTTGGAACCGTCCAACCATTCGGGCAACTTGTCGTCTTGCTGATCGGTGACATGGTGCCAACGATCTGTGTGGGTAATGACGCGCTTGGTGCGCGGTCTCGGTGGTGGAGGCGCTTTTTTGGTGGTGTTGGTGGTAGGGACGAGGACAATGACTTTGTTGGTCGCCCCCTCGAAAAGTGTTACCGCCGTCAAGGAGGTTGGCAAGGTTGGAGGTGGTGGAAAGAGTTGAATGTGTTTGGTTTCCTCCATTTTTCGTATCACGATAAAAAAATACCTAGAAACGATTTGCGTTGTACTATCACCAAGCCACCACGCCACACCACATGCACGATGCCATTGAACGAAAACTGGAGGGATTTCATCGTAACAATCGCATCCCCAATCTCTTGTTTCACGGGGCGCACGGTACGGGCAAGCGTACGCTCGTCTATAATTTCATCAACTTGATCTACGATCATCAGAAACCGCGGATCAAGACCAATGTCATGTTTGTCAATTGCGCGCACGGCAAAGGCATCAAATTCATTCGCGAAGAACTCAAATTCTTTGCGAAAACCAACATCAAGGGCAGCAATGTGCGGTTCAAGACGATTGTGCTCTTTCACGCCGACAGCTTGACCATTGACGCGCAAAGCGCCCTCCGTCGGTGCATCGAGTTGTTCAGCTACAATACCCGTTTCTTCATCGTGGTGGAGAATAAACATCGTCTCTTGAATCCAATCGTGTCTCGGTTTTGCGAAATTTACGTCCCCGAAACCTTGGATCCGACAATTACAGGCCCATCGCAAAATCTGCACCGTCAGCGTTTACACACACTGTATTCTAGCGCGCAGCGCAACTTTGACTGGAGACAATATCTCGACGGTGACCGTGCGAAACCAACGCCCACGCAATTGTTGGGTTGGGTGCAGGAAGCCTACGAATCCGGGGAATCTGCCATTTCGTTGATTGATTGGATCCGCAAAGAGTTGCGACAGATTGATGTCGTCATGCACTTTCATCGCATCAAATCCGAATATCGGTGCGAGAAAATGCTCATGTTTTGTCTGTTGGCCCGATTCTTTCAATAGAGTGCAAAAACATTTGGGCTCGTAGTGGGGTCCTGCACAGCTGGGGAAGCGACTGCTGGGGATGGGGAAGCGACTGCTGGGGAGCTTCCCGCAAGAACACAAACTCTATACTTGATTGTGGGTGACCCATTTTCCGTCGTGATGCTCGCGCGGTCTTTGAACACGTACCCGTCTGGACATTCTCCTGTGGCAGCATTGATGGGATCCATAAACGGAGACGGAGGTTTGTTCCGTTCTTCTTCGAGTTTTTGCTGCTCTATTCGTTCCGCCTCTTTTTTGTGGGCATGGTAGTCGTCCAATGATTTTTCGCCTGGGGTTTTACTCTTTTCGGTCAGGGCTTCCTTTCGATGGCAAACCTGGTACCACATCATCATACAGCCGAAAACCACCACCGCGACTGCACCACAAATCACAAGGGAAAAAAGGCGCAGCGTACGACGTGACATGTGAAGGTTTTAATCTACATTCAGATTTTAACAGGACACCAGGTCTGGGTTCTGTCGTTGGTTTAAATGCAACCCAGACACAAGGTCTGGGTTCAACGCAACCAGACCTCGAGGTCTGGTTGGTCATTGCCACGACACGTCGTGGTTGGTCATTGACCACGACGAACCCGCGTAGCGGGTTCTGTCGTTGGTTTATGCACTGATGCGTTTGGTGGGAATCCCCGCATCCACCAAATAGATGGAGTTCTCGGTGATGATGATGAAATCGAGACCACCACCTACTTTGTAAATGTTGGCAATCGGACTGGTATACTCCTCCTCGGATTTCACGAGGAGTTTCTCCTTGTTTTCCTTGACCCCGATGAGCACGGTTTTGTCAATGGAATGCCCCCAGTAGTCCATCATGATCGGCTTGTCCTCTTTCATCGACAACTTGATCGCATGACTAAGTGTCTCGGCATGGGGGAGACGCGGACCAGTAGTTGTGACGACTGCGGTTGACGTTACTTTGCTAGATGTTTGCGCGGCGGGTGCACTCATTTATATCCTTAGAATGGATGAATTTCTCTTTTCCTGAACGCAGACACCCAGGTGTTCTCCTAAAAGAAGTCCAAAGTTACGGAAACATTATCCCTAAATAGTTCAACACACCATGTCCCACTCCCCCATTTACAACAAATCACTTCTTCAAACCAAGGTCGTTTTAGCCATGACCGAAGTGGGTCGCAATGTACCAGACAATTTGGTCTTGAAAATTGAACGCAAATTCGGCGGAAAATGCATTCGTGAAGGATACATTCAACCCAAGTCGATTGAATTGGTGAGTCATTCCAGTGGCAACATTTTGGGGGAGTATATTGAATTTCACGTGGTATATCATTGCAATGTGTGTAATCCGCCCGACGACATGGTACTCGAATGCGTGTGCAAAACGGTGACCAAAGCCGGAGTTCACGCCCACGTGATGGACGAACACGGGAATGTCCCCATTACCGTGTTTGTTGCACGAGAACACGAAGACGGCAATGCATTTCAAGACTTGAAAGAGGGGGATGTTTTGCGCGTTTGCGTCTTGGGGCAACGCTTTGAGTTGAATGATGATTGTGTCTGCGTGATTGCCTTGCTCCTCGATTCCACAAAATAATATAACGAAATTGTATACCCCATATGCCTCCGATTGGGTTTCAAAACCCGTTGCTCCAGCGTCGTCGTCGTTCCACGGTCAAATCTACAAAGGTGTCTTCGCCCATCTTTAGTGTGGAAGACGTGGAGGAGGCAGGCATGATTCAAGACTTGTATCCCAAGTCCAAGTCTCCCAAGTCCAAGTCTCCCAAGTCTCCCTCGTACGACTCATACGACTCGTACGACTCTAAAGAAAAGGACTTTTTTGGATCAAAAGACGATCTAGAAAAACCTATCCAATCTCCAAGACGACGGGAGAGTAATACTGCTTTTCATAGATATTATTTTAAAAACAAAACTCAGTTGCAGTCCGACATTGAAACCCAAAAGAGGGAAATTCAGACCAATATCGGATGTCGACAGGTCGACAAATTTCGTGCCTTACTCAACAAACGTGGCCTGGGCGGGTTTGACCTTCCGACAGAACCAGAGTACGCGTCGATTCATTCATCGTCGAAAATTACAGAAAAACAAGCAGAATACCTTGAACACTTGAAAAAATACATTAGCCATTGTAATGATCCTCGAATCTCTTTGCGCTTAAAAGAACTTCGTAACTTGGCGATTGATCAGGCCACCCAAAAACGGAGGTCAGGTGGTCGCGCAACACGGCGCAGGTTTCGTTAGCGACGACGTGTCTGGCGCCGCCGACGGCGACCTCCTCCTCCTCCAGGCGTTTTGTAACCAGAATTTTCCAGACGAAAGGCAAATGGCGCTAGCGGCGATTCCGGCGATTTACTCGATTTTTTCCGTCGCGATTCCCTCTTTTTTTTCAATTGCCTCGCGTGTTCCTTTTCTTTCATGCCGAATACGACATGGTCAATTTGGGCATCCGTTAGATCCGTCTCACCAATGTGCAAGTGTGACGTATCACAAAACATGAGTTCTTCGTGAAAATCGGCACGGCCTGCATCGCGATTCTCCATTTTACGCGTGGCATACCCATCATGACCCAAAGAACACAAATACTTTGAAAATGCGACATCGTTATCAAAGACGGAATCTCGTGAGCCCGAGTGTCCGCGTCCATAATTGTCATCCAAAATGCGTTGAACTGGAGGGGGCGCCGACGCATAAAGGAATTCGAGCGTTTCCTTGTGATCCATGGCCACCAATTTATACTCTCGATCCGTGACGAGGGGAAACGGCACGCCATATTTGCTGGCCGCTTCTTTGTTGGTGGTGACAAAATGAAACTCGTCGCGCACGGGTTTTCTATGGTGGACGCGCGGAAATCCGCGATAGAGCGTGGTTCCTTGGGGTAAGAGGTAAACGTGAAAACCGCCACTGTGGGATACAGGTGTTTTTAAAAGGTGACTCATTTCTATACATGGACAAAATTCGACTCGTCTAAATGATTCGCTCGACGCCGCAACAATACACGTTGTCGTTCTCGTATGGCCGTGAGTTCGGCAAATTCATCCTCCACTCTCAATCGTTTGGTTTGTAATTCGGCGATTTTTTCATTCAATGCCATTCGACGATCGCTCGCGCGCTGAAGTTTCGCTTTTAAACGCTTCTCCTCTACCACGGTCATAATATGTTCATTGTTGTGGTACCGTTTTCGGCACAGAGGGCAACGATCACAACGGTGGAAGCAGGGTTTGCAAATGGTCAAATGTCCACATGGAATCATCTTGTTGGCCGTTTTTCGTGTGGACATCATATCGATTCTCGGTTGTAAACAGACGACACACTGCGGCAATTCTTCCTCTTCCTCTTCCTCTTCCTCTTCTTCACTACCGACTGTCGAAATGTCATCCTCAGGTCCAGGTGTGTGCGACATAGTGTGTATTCCTACACCCCACGCACACTACGAATCGAACCACGTTCACCATGGCGAATCGCACTACTGTTTGCACTACCTTTTTCAGCATCGAACTGAAAGGATACCTGTCCCTCGTAGTGGGGTCCATGTTTTCGGGGAAAACCAAACGCTTGATTGAAATGCACCAGCGCCATAAACGCGAGTTTCCGCACAAACGACTGTTGGTGGTGAATTACGCGGGAGACACGCGGTACAATGCCGCGACCGTGTTAACAACCCACGATGGACAGACGTTGCCGTGCGTTTCGGCGGATACCTTGGCATCGATCATGATGGACATGATGAGGGCCGATGTGATTTTGATCAACGAAGCACAATTTTTCCAAGACTTGGTACCGCAAGTGTTGGAACTCGTCAATGAACTGGGCAAAGAAGTTCACGTCTTTGGCTTGGACGGCGATTTCCGGCATCAACGGTTCGGGACCCTTTTAGATTTGATTCCCGAATGCGATAGTGTGGTCAAGTTGCGCGCGGTTTGCAAGCAGTGCGGAAAGCCGGATTCCGCCATTTTCTCCCAACGCTTGACGGGGGAATCGGAACAGGTAGTGATTGGATCCGACAATTACATGCCGCTTTGTCGAAAATGCCATTTGATGCAAAACGGGCAGTCTATGAATAGAAATAGTTTTACCACAGAATGTGAATACTAAGATTGTTGGGCGAGTACTTGTTTTCTTTCCAAGATCCCCTGATTTTACGACTTCGTCTTAAATAATTGCGACGTCGCGTTTTGTCGTGATGTTTGGTGTAATCTTCGTATCCCAATTGCCCGAAATTCACCCATTTCTGTTGTTTTGGATCGTAAATGCTGTATTTCTTGTCCTTTGTTTTCGACGGATACAACGTGGCCGTTTTCCCCAAGTACCGGTAGGCGCGTT